CCCTGCTTGATTGAATTTTCACCAAAATGGTCAAAAAGCAATCTTTCAAGAACTCCAATGACAAGCCATGACTTCACCTGACCGCTATCGCCGTCTGCGATCAGGAGCCTCGGTGGCTTGTTGTGTGGCATCGGTTCAAGTTTGATGGCGCAATTAAATGACATTCCTGGAGAGTATTTCTCATGCAACTGTTCAATTGCCGTTTTGACTCTCGCAGGACTCCACTTTTTGCTCTTCAAATCCTCGAACAGGATTGTTCCCACCACCTCGCGGATCCTCTTCTCTCCAAATGCTGCCGTGCGCAGCGCCTCGACCATCCTTGAGAGCTCGTCTCTTTCTTTCTTGGTCAAGGCGAACGGTACTTTCTTAGACGTGATTCTTTGTTCAATCGCGTCCTCGACGTTCTTTCGGATATTTGAGTAATACTTCTTGTCCGCGATTCCGGGCAAAATCCTCGTCCCCACAGGAACAGCGGTGCCATTCTTTGGCGAATCGGTGGAATGCACTTCTCTGAACCCCTTTAACGTAATTGGAGGTTCGTCCTTTTCCTTTAATTCCGGTGCAATACTCGCAAGCAAAGTACCATCCCCGCTTGATCCCGCAGCAAAGGACTGCGGCTCCGCGGTTGTCGTGCATACTTGGTGCTGGTGGTCCGGGTCGCTCGATTTTGAGTTCCCATCGTCCCCACTCGTCTTCTCCGATTCCCTTGGATGTTTGTTCTCTGCATCGGCATCCCCACTGGCCGTTGCGTTGGCAGGTTCTGCATTGTTCTTCTCTGGTTCGTTCGCTGGCTCCCTCCAGGCTCTCCAATTGGACTGCTTCTTCTCGTGATTGCTCGTAATCCGAATCACCGTCCGGCATTCCGGTGGTGGCTTTGGTTGTGATGTTGCCGATCCATGAGGGACCAACATCTCCCAACCGTAAGATAAAAAGAGCATCTCGGTTCTCCTTGCCAGGCATGGAAAACATGTTTTCCACGTCCAGGAGGCAAAAACATGATCTTCGGACACCCATTTCGTGGGAAGAAAGGGCAATCAGTTCTGGTAGCAAGGTCTGAATCGCAGCGCAATAGGGCCCGTCCGTTTTCATATCGTGTGGTTGCAAACATGGGGTCGCTGCTAGCTTCATGTTGGAATTCGTAACCGTGGCTTTTGCGCCCGCGGTCCGTCCAGCCAAGCCGGCGCTTACCACTTTGTTGTACACCGTGTTCGGCGCATACAAAGTCCGTTCCGTCACGTCTCTTGACCAGCCGCAGGTAGGCTGGCATGAGGCGCACCGGGGGATCCTCACATGAAACCACACGACACTCTGAGTCTCCGTCAACCGCGAGATCGTTGAAGATTTGCTCATCGACGCGAGGACCTGCGCATCGCATTGTGAACAAATTTCCCTCCCCGTGGTTGACCAGGGGCGTCGCTCCAAAACCATTGTTAATGGCAGTCGCGGTGCACCCCTCGGCTGTAGCCAACACCATGCAGATGCCCAGGCAAGCTCTTTTGCCCAGTTTTGTCCGTTTCACTCCGTCTCAGCTCTCAG